TTGCGCTCCCCGAACGCCTGCGGCTCGCCACCCTCGGGCCGGCGCAGGTGCATGATGGGAGCCTCGCCACCGGCAGCCCCCGCAGGGACCGCCTCGGGCCGGATACCGGGAGGAACGACATCCGGGGGGATGGGACGAACCGGCGCGAGAGGAGCGCGTCCGGGCAGAACGGTTTCGCCTTGCGGTGCGAGCGGCTCGGGCAACTGACCGCCCCGCTCGATCGCGCCCAGAACCGGACCAGCCGGAACCGGAGCGGACGTAGCCGGGGCGACAGGCTCCGGAGGAGCAGTGCCCTCTGGGGTCTTGACAGGGGCAACCACATCGCCGCCGACGCCAGTCCCAGCATGGAGCGCCATCTCGGCGTTCGCATCGTTGTACAGCTTGATCTTGTTCGCGATCGCATCGGCCGCACGCATCCCGTCGAGCGAGTTCGCAGCCGAGGGCCCGTGCTTGCTCGCGATGATGCCGCGAGCCACGTCTGCCTCGGTGCCGGGCGGCACCTCCATCGTGAGCGGGTTGACCGACGCGACGGTGTTGTCGAAGTTGATCGGCTTCGCAGGCTCGGTCCCGGGAGCGACCTGAGCCGTCTCGGTGAACCTGCGGAGCATGGCCGCCTCTTCGGCCGTGGCCGGGCGCAACTGGCCCGGGCGGCTCTCGATCGGCGACGTGTTCGGAATCTCGGACAGCTTCTTCTTCGGTTCGAAGGGAAGTGCCTTGGTTTCCGGCTTGGGCGGGACGAAGTCCTCCTTCGTGCCACCGTTCGCGAGATGCTCCTTGAGCGCCTTGGCGACGCCCAGCTTGTTCCCGGCAGCTTCGAGCGGGACACCGATGCCGGCACCGAGAGCAGCACCGAAGGCTGCGCCCGTCGCTGCACCCTTGCCGCCGGCCACGACCGTGTCGTAGGCAAGCTGCGGGATCGGGGTGTTGGCGATCGCATCGTCGTGAGCCTTCTCGACGGCCGAGCGGATGCCCATGTCGACGCCACCGTAGACTGCGCCAGTAGCTCCGTGCGTGACGAGCGGGTTGACGGCCGCGCGCGCTAGCCCGCGCGTGACCGAGTCGATGCCCAGCTTCTCCAGCGCGCCACCGACGAGGCGGCGGCCGACCTGCCGAGCAGCGCCCAGCAGGGCCTGACCGTTGGCAGTGTCGACGCCGAAGGTCGCCACGTCGGCGAGCGCCCCAGCAGCCTCCTGCTTCATCGCCTCGTTGACGCCTTCGTTCATGGAGGCAGCCGTCTCGACTCCGCCATGGATGACGTTGGCCGCACGGTGCAGCGTCCACGCCTTGATCTGCTCGGGCGTATAGCCCTTCTCCAGCAGGCCGGGCGCAGCCTTGGCGTAGAAGTCAGACGCGAGAGCCGACAGGTCCTGATCCGAGACCTTGTTGGCCTCGGCACTCATCCGCTCTGCCTCGCCACGCTGGGCAAGCATGTTGATTCCATGGCCGGCGGCGGCAGCGATCTGGCCGGCGACCGGGACAGCATGTTCGCCCCACTTGGCCGCAGCGGCCAGCATGTTGCCGACACCGAGCCCGACGTAGGGCGCGGCCCCGACAGCGAGGTCCTTCGCCATGCCGAGGTGCTTCGCGTTGGCGATCTCCTCGTCGGTCTGGGGCGGGGCCGGAGCAACCCAGCCCTGCCCGTACGTCTCGTTCAGCTTCTCCTGATAGGTACGCGGGTCCATCTTGCTGCCGAAGCGAGCATGATGGGCCTCGACGATCTCCTGCGGGGACATGCCACTGAAGTCGAACTCGTCCCCATACGCCGCCCGGATACCCTGCGCGACGTGGTCTGTGTAGGATTCCGGCAGTTGCTTCTGCTGGTACTCCATCAGACGCTCATCGTACGTCGGGGCCTTGGGAGCCACTGGGGCTACGGGCGGTTGCAGTTCCATTCGTTACCTCACACGGAAGGACTTCTTCTGTTTCGGCGCAGGCGGTTTGTTCAGTCCCCCGGGTGCGGCTGCGGGCGCAGCCATGCCGGGAGGCGGCCTGAAGCCATTGTCGGTTGACGTCTCGGTGGCAGCCGGGGGCGGCTTGTGTCCACCACCCTCCTTGGCGACAGCATCCCGGATTTCGTGCATGGCATCGAACATCGAGTTGATGTCGTCCTGCGTCATCGGGCGTTGAGTGTCCATGATCCCGGTCTTGCCGTAGTTGCTCGACAGGTAGGCCTTCAGGATCAGTTCCGCCATCTTCTCGCTCTCGGGCGTGCGCTTGCCACCACCCGCCGCGACCATGCTGGCGACTTCCTTCTTCATCGCGTTCTGCGCGTTGGCCCGCTCGGTGATGAAGGACTGGCGGTTCGCCTCCTCCGCCATCTTGTTCTGGTGGGCCGTCTGCGTGTCTTCGAGGTCCATCAGGCGCTGCTGCTCGTGCTGCTTGAGCGCCATGGCCCAGTTGCCCTTCGATTCGGCGTCGGCCATCTTGGCTTCGGTCATGCGCCGGAGGAGGTCCCGCTTCTTCGTGTCGTACTCGGCCTGCTTCGCATCGGCCGCAGCGAGGTTCGAGGTCTTGGCAGCAGGATTGAAATCGCCCAGAGCAAGAGCAAACCGCTTGAGCAGACCGCCAGTACCCGTGTAGCCGGGGTCCGCGCCCATCGCAGCCAGTTCCTGATGGTACTCACCTTGGAAGTCCCTCTCTGGATGGGCCTGACGATAGATGTCGTCCAGTTCCTTCATGGCCGAGTGGATTTCCTGCTTGTGCTTGTAGTTCGCGAGGTCCTCCTCGAACTTGCCGGCCGGGACGTTGTCGCCCTGATAGGCGGCATCGTTCAGCGTCGGCTCGGGTCCGAGGTCGGGCAGCGTGTACTGGGGCGGCTCCGGAGCCGGCTGGGCCAGTGACGCCTCGGTGGTGTCGATCGGACCGGGGTTCGGCGTCAGGCCTTGCGCCACGTTCTTCGCGGTCTTGCCGACGGCCTGCCACATGGCAGTCGCCCCGCCGCCTGCACGTCTGAGTCCTTCTCTGATCTTCATTACTTGCCTCCTGAGAGGAAGCCCATCCATCCGCGACCGCTGCGAGCGGCACGGGGGCCGCCCATGGTCATCTTCTTGAACGGGGCGATGGTCGGCTGGCCGAACTGATCCTGACCCAGTTTCGGGTAGGCAAGGCTGCCAGTGCCCGGGGCCAGCGGCATCGTGGTGTTCGGCTGCTGGACTTGGAACTGCTGGACGCCCTCGGGCTGCGGTGCGGTGGCACCGGGAGTCACGACGGCAGCGGGCTTCGCAACCTTCGGAGCGCCGACGCCGGCCGCAGTGAGACCGCCCGCGACCTGACCGGCAGCGGCCGCGATCTTCTGGAAGGTCGTCGGCTGCGAGTTCTGTTCGACCCGGGCCTGCTCGGCCGCGATCATCTCGTTCTGCAACTCGCGCTGTGCCTCGGGGAGTGCGTCGTTCCCGTAGATGCCAGCGTTCGTCTGGTTCTCCAAGTTCGAGGCTGCGCTTGCACCTGCGCTCGTCGCGAACATGCTTGCTCCGGAAGTCGCGCCGGTCTCGGGCGAGAGCCCGCTGGCCGCAGCGTTCCGCTGTGTCTGGGTGTTGAACTCCTGCCCGGCCTGCGCGGCCTGCGCGAGCAGGGCCTGACCGTAGGGCGAGGAGTGGATCATCTGGTACAGCTTCTGGGCGCGATCGCTGACGGCCTGTGCGCCGAAGCGCCGCTCGACCTCGGCCGCGTCCATGTACTTGTGCTTTCTGCCGAAGATGCCCCCGAGTGCGTTCAGGACGTAGGGGGCTGCGGCGAGGACTGCTCCGACCATGTTGTTACCTCTAGTTCGTCAGGTAGCCGAAGACGTCGATCGTGGCAGTGGCAGCCCCGGTCGACCCGGTCGTGACGGTGATCTGGAACGCGGTACTTGCCGCGATCTCAGTGGCCTTGGAGTTGTTCTGGTCGAGCACAATGTAGTCCGTGTTCGCCGTGGTGAGTGAAGACAGGTCGATGACGCCCGAGTTGCGGAAGCCGGTCCCGAAGTTGTACGAGGTGCCTCCCGCCAGCGAGGCGGAAGGATCGCGGACAACGATCGCAACGATGCGGGCGACCTTTCCGACCGGCACCGTGAAGATGGTGGTGGAGGCCGCCGTCTTCATGTCGACGCCCGAGACGGACCCGAGCAGGGCGATGCCCTTCTCTTTCAGTGCTGCCATGATGGCCTCCTAGTAGAAGTAGACCGAGTCATCTTCGTACGAGATGATCTCGTCCTCGTAGAACACGTCGTCGGTGTGGCCGGCCCAAGCGCCTCGCGAGGTGACTGCGGCGAGGACCGTCGAGCCGCTGTTCAGGACCTGAGCGATGTCGGCAGTCTGGCTGGCCGATGCCCGGAGTCGAAGAACTGGGATGCCGGCGGAAGTTCCGACCGCATCGATCTCGGCCCCGAGCGTTGCGCTGCCGGTGTTGATGCCGAGCCGGCCGAAGACGTCGATCTGTCCCGATTGGGTACCGACAGCGAAGTCCCACTGGGCAATCAACTCGCCGACCTGCTGGACGGTTACATAGGTGGTAGCGATGTAGAGATCGCCGCCGCCTCCGTGGCTGACCTGTGCTCCCGCAGCCATCCAGATCGCGTTGGGCGTGTTGCCGGTCGAGTGCGGAGTACCCGAGCAGACCACCGTTCGGGTGATCGTGGCGAAGGTGTTGAAGGCCGTGATCTCGGTGAAGGCACCGCTATTCACGATGTCCTCGTTGCTCTGCCACTCGTTGCCCGCCGAGTCGATCAGCGACACGCGCCAGACGTTGACATTACCACCACCGTAGACGGGAGTGACGAAGAGGGTCGTGATCTTGGCCGTGACCGTATAGGTCGCGCCCGGGATGATCGTCGCACTGAGCGTGCATCGCTGCGGGTTGTTGCCAGATGACGCCGTGTTGATCGAGCCGTAGGTCGTGAGGTCATCATCATTAGCGAGTGCTGCCGCGATCGTGCTGCCAGAGCCGCCACCACCACTGCCCGTGCGAGCCACCCATCGGGTTCCGGTTGCGTCGATGTCGCTTGACGTGGTGATGATGCTGCCCGCGCCCTGATCGCTCTGGACGATGTGCATGGTCGCGGTTGGGGAGGACTTGTTGATGCCAATCGTCTTCAGCGTCTCGTCGACCGTGAGCCGGGCCGTCGGGTAGCCGAGGTGAATCTTGCCCTTCGTGGTGCTGGCGGTCGACGAGAGTTGCAGAGTCTCCGAAGCGGCAGTGCCGCCTCTACCGATCTGCCCACCCGGTCGACCGGCCAGCAGGAAGAAGCCGGACAGGTCCGGATTTGGGAGGGGTTGCCCCGATCCATCGGGGATTTCCCCTCTCGCTACTTGGGCGATTCCTACCGCCGTCTTGTTGGTCGTCTCAGTCAGCCGCTTGAGGTACTCGTACAGCCACGGCTGGCACTGCTTCGGGTCCTTCGGGATCGGCATGTTGGTACGACTCATTGGTGGTACCTCGTGTTATGCGGAGTTGCGGTTGGTGTCGGGGAGACCGGAGTCGCCGATCATGTACGTGAACGACTGAAGCTGCATCGCCGTACTGAGGTCGGCCCACGTTGCCGTGTCGCCATTGCCGTCGAAGGTGAGTGGCACCTTCTCGAACTGGAGTTCCAGCCCACGCTGCACGTCGGTCGAGACGACCGAGACAAGGTCGCCAACGAGCGTCGATACGTAGTGGTGCCGGAGTCCCTTGACGGCATCGCCGAGCCGGTTGCCTCGGACGCTGACGCCGATCGTACCGGTGTCGAAGGTGACAGTGCCGCTACCAGTCGCGTTGGCTGCCCGCGAGATGGTGATGCTGCTGCTGCTCGCCTTCGCAAGCACGATGGTTCCGGGGTCGTAGCCTGCACCGATCAGCCTCATCCCGGGAAGGACGCTGCCGAACGCTGCCGACGAGAGGACGGTCGTGCTGTTGACGGTGCGGGTTGCGGTGGCCGTGACCGAGTTCGAGCCGTAGGCCGTGAACTGGAGGTAGACCTTCTCGCCCGCCATGTCGTTGTCGATCCCGTTCGCCCGCCACTTGCGAGTGCGGATGAGGGGAACGATCTTCACGTCGGTATTGATGGCCGCCTTGCCGTCACCGTTGCCCGAGTCGTCGGTCAGACGGACCCGGTAGCCGGACGGAACGGTCAGCCCCGAGTCTTCGAGGTAGATGTTGCCGTTGTTCTCGGCTCCGGTGAGGAGGTAAGACGTGCCGTTCAAGAATGCCTCGGCGGCGCTGCGGGCCTGCACGACGCAGGGACCGATCATCGGAAGCATTCCGCCATCCTTCACCTTGTCCTGCTGGTAGCTGAAGTAGAGCACGCGCGTGTTGAGGTTGTGCGTGGCTCCGGCAGGGCAGTAGTAGAAGGCGATCAGCTTCTCCTTCGGGTAGACCTTGAAGATGCTGGTCGAGAGGGCCGACAGCTTGACCGTGTTCGCCCAGTCGATGTCCATGTTGACGGGACGGACCGTGATCGCATCGGTGAGGAAGCATCCGGCCGAGCCGGCGTAGATGACCATCTGGCCGCCGCCCGGCAGGTCGAAGCGTGCCGCTGCGTTCGGGCCAGCGATACCGTGATCCGAGACGACGTCCTCCTGAGCGAGGCCGGTCGTGAGGTCGGTGTCGTTCTCGCTGGGCAAGTAGTTCACCCGCTTGATCGACTCCTCCATCCCGACGAGCAGCGAGGCGTTGACGGACCGGATGTAGGTGATCTTGTCCTTCTTGCCAGTGTTGAAGACGATCTGGTACGGCTTCGGCCAGCACTCGATGTCGCCCGGAAGCGACCAGTGGAGTGCCGTCTCGTTGTTGGCGTCGTTGATGACGAGCGAGCCACGAAAGAAGTCGCCCGTGGTGCAGCCCCCCGGGGCCAGTGCAGCCGGATCGGAGGCGGTCGTGCCGACCTGATCTCGGTAGGTCACGATCCGGTAAGGGACGCCTCGGGTGACGGTCGTACCCCAGTGAACGAGGACGCCGACCGAGTCGATGAACAGCTTCTGCGGCTTCTCGGTCCCCTTCTTCGCGATGCACAGCTTGAAGCCAGCCGCGAACTCTGCGGCCGTCCATGCGACGCCCATCGGGTCGCCGGGCCCGCCATGGTAGTGCGTGTCGGTCTTGGGCGAGAGGTTTCCGAAGGAGATGTTGCTCTTCTTTCCGGTGGCACTCACGAGGTAGACGTAGTACTCGCCACCGATCGCAAGGGTCGAGCCGGGCAGGAAGGAGAAGCTGGAGTAGCCCCGGACACGGATCGAGACGCCAGAGACGGGCCGAGTCGACCATGGGGAGGCCGTGATGAAGGCCGCGCCGGTCTGCTCGCAGGTCCAGAGGGCACCAGAGCCGAGGAAGTCGGCCGCATCCCGTGCGACGCCGCCCTCGGTGTAGCCGGAGGTCGAGACGCCGACCGAGTTGGTGTCGGGCTTGCCGAGCATGTTCGCAGCGTTCGTCCACTCGACCTTACCATCTGCGGCAGCGGTCGTCGTGTTCGGGTACATCCAGCCCTGCGTGCTGCTCGCGTCGTAGATGTCGATGTTCTGCGACTCTCCGTACTTGGTCGTGGTCGTTGCCTCGGCGATGGCAGCCCGGCGGACCCGACGGAAGGTCGAGATGTCGGGCGGGGTCGAGGCATCGGTCGTGGCGGTCGACATGTAGACGCCCCAGTGGGTCGCCAGCTTGCCGACGCCACCGTTGTTGACAGCGCCACCGTTCGGGGTCGTGAGACGGACGCCGTTCGTCAGGGCCGTGACGTTGATAGCGATCGGCTTGCCGGCCTGAAGGACGTTCGACTGTCCCTCGGTCTGGGCGAGGTATGCGCCCTCGGCGATGTCGATGTCCTGTCCGTGCTCGTCCTGACGGCCATAGATTTCCGTGAGGACGAACCAGTAGACGCCGATGCCGAGCGAGGCGGGCCATGCGTAGGTGTCGGTGCCGCCGCCCGGGATCGTGCCCGAGAGGAGCGTCAGGCTGAACTGCTGCGTGACCGGGTCGAGACCGACCGGCCGCATACAGAGGGCTTCGGTGCCGGCCGAACCCGAGGTGGTCGTGAGGGCACGCCATTCGAGCCGGTACGGGACGCCGTTGCCGAGCCAGAGGAAGTAGGTCGAGCCGTAGAAGACGCCGCCCAGAATCTCGTTGACGCTCGGGATTCCGGTCGTGGCATTGTCGGCCAGAGTCTGACTGACGCCTCGGTCGAGCGCGATCGTACACGTACCACCACCGGGGGCCACGTCGAAGGTGAGCGTGGCGTAGTAGTTGCCGGAGGGGCTACCGACGGCCGTAACACGGGCGACGGCAGTGACGGACGCGCTGGCCGAGATGAAGTGGACGATCGTGCCGACCGCGTCGGCCGTGAAGGGAGCGCCGGTCGTGGCCGTGAAGGTCGTGCTGGAGACGGAGCCAGCGACCGAGCCCGCGCCGCTGACCTCGTTGAAGAGCATGGAGCCGCTGGCGAACGTCGAGGAGTTGGCAGGGCCCGTGTAGACCTTGGTTCCGACGTAGGCGAGCAACTGCGAGTCGTGCTTGGCGAAGGGGCAGAACTTCAGGCCCTTGACCGGAGACGATGCGCCCAGAGTTGCGAAGTTGAGGTTGACACGTCCCGGCGCACGCCAGATCGCGGGGTCCTTGTCCCGGTAGATGCAGTCGTCGCCACGCTGAATCTCGCCCGGCTGAAGCATCCAGCCCGGACGGGCGGTCACGACGCCGCCATTCATGTATTCGGTGACTGCTCTGCTCATCGGGTTACCTCATTTCGTCGAATGCGCCATTGCCCCAGAGACGCCGGTTCATCATGGGCGACTCGTAGCTCGCCTTCATGCACTGGTCGACGTCGTTGTCTTCGCTCGGCTCCATGTCGTTCTCACGGGCCGCCTCGGCACCATCGGCAACGCTCTTCAGGAACGCGGCCGGGTTGTCCTTGGCCGCCTTGTTCGCAACGAGCAGTCCGCGCGCGTAGTCGAGGAACTGGTAGAGCAGATCGTCCGGGACGTCGATGTAGGTGCCGGTCGTGTTGAACTTCCGGTAGTAGCGGGCGAGGAGCGTGTCGGCCGTGTCGGGGACACAGTCGAACGCGAGCCGCTGGGTGCCGAAGTTCTGGGTCTGGTCCGAGTACGGGTTGTAGGTCGTGTACTCGGAGGGAGTGCCTCGCTGGGTCGTGTTGGCGTTGTTCCGGTCCCAGTACCGACGATCACGCTTCGTGAGGACACGCTGGTTCGTCACCATCATGAGCGTGTACATCGAGTTGAAGTCGTTCGGGAGGGCGTAGTCGTTCGTGCCCGCCACGATCGGGATCGTCTGGTTCCACGTCGCCGTAGTCGTGCTGCTCGCCGAGGCCGTGCCGTCGACCGTGATGCTGGTGACGACGCCGTCGGTGCCTCGCGTGACTGCGGTGACCGTCACGGTGCCGGTGAAGGAGGGATTCGTGAAGGTCATGCCGACGTTGACGAAGTCGAGGTCACCCGCCGTCACGGGCGTCACGGTCGTGTTGCTGGCCGTGGTGATCGAGATGGCGAAGGGCTTCGTGGTGTCCTTCAGGAGGAAGGACCAGAACTGCTTGGCCTGCCAGTCCTGATAGGCCCGAAGGATGGCCTCGCCAGCCTCGTCCTGCGACTCTTGGGAACCTGTGCCGCCCAGCACGCGGCTGACGTACAGCTTCCCATTGACGGTGGTCATGCTCATGGGTTACCTCGGGATGGGCGTCCCCAGCCGCTTGATGTCGGCGAAGGAAGGCTTCACGATGGAGGGCTTGCCGAGATCGCGCGTATGCTTGGCACGGGTCTCGGAGTAGAACTGATGGAGGGCCGGAATGGTCGCCTCGGGAGTGCGGTTGGCGAGGACCCAACGCTTCGCTTCTTGGCCTAGCCGGGCCCGCAGAGGGGCGTCCTCGATCAACCGCGACAGCTTCTGGACGAACTCTTCCGGGCTGTTGTAGAGCAGGCCGGTGACGCCGTCCTCGATCTCCTGATAGGGGCCGACATTCGCCGCGAGCGTTGCCTCGGGGCGTTTCCACACGACCGACTCGTACCACTTGATCGCCGACTTGCATCGGTTGAAGAGGTTGTCGGAGAGCGGGCAGAGGTTGATGTCGATGTTCAGCAGGCCGCGCTTCAGCTTGTAGGCCTCGTACGGCTTCCACTGGTGGTGCTCGATCTGCGAGTCGGGGATCACGTCGTGAATCCACGAGAAGTACTCACCGAAGAGGACGATCTTGACCTTCGGGTACTTCTTGCAGACGGCCGCGAGCGCATCCTTGAGCGGGTACCAGTCCGGGAGGTGCGACTGGCCGCCCTGCCAGAGGATGCGGATCGAGTCGTCCGTGCGGACGATCTCGTGCTGCTCGTAGTCCTCGGGCACGACCGTGTTCGGGAAGAAGTGAACGGCCTGCGCCCCGACCACTTCCTTGAAGTAGCGGGCCAGAACCGGCGAGGCAGCGGTGACGCCATGGCACTCGCGGATGATCTCGTGGCGGACCTTCATGTCGAAGAGGTTCCGCTCGATGTCGAAGACGACGTTCTCGTCGTGGGTCCGCTGGTCGACGATCTCGGTGACCTTGCCATTGCCGAGCGGGACCACGAGGCCCTCGCCCGGTTCGAGCAGGTAGCCGTCCATGTCGCGGGTACCCATCGTCAGGTAGGCCGAGTTGAACGGATGGACGAAGTCGTTGTTGTCGTCGTGATCGTAGAAGATCGTCGGGGGATAGAGGTCGTTCCCCTGACGGACGTTCGGACGGATTTCCTTGAGCGTCTGGATGCGGTGCAGTGCCCGGGTGCCGGCCCATGCGTAGAAGAGGGCGTAGTTGGCGTGCGTGAGCGCGATGTTCGAGTTGCGTGTGCCGCCCTTGTCCACGAACCAGTCGCACAGGTCCAGCTTGGTCATCTGCGAGGTGGGGACTTGGATGCGGTAGTAAGGGCACGCGCCCGGCCGCATGATGTCGATCGTCCAACCGTACTGCTTCGCCATGGAAGGCTCCTTTCAGTTCAGCTTGATCTTACCGCGCAGGTCGCACGGCACGCCCGATTGTTCGAGCATTTCGATGACAGCGTAGAAGAACGGCTTGTTCAACTGGAGCCGCCCATCGATCGTCTTGTATAGCTGGCCGTCGTCCATCAGTTCACCGGACGCCTCGTCGTAACGGGCGAACATGCCGAGGATCAGAGCCCACGTTGCCTCGGAGACGCGGGCGACGTGCTGGAACTGACGGGTCGGATCGAACCCGTCAGCCCTTGAGTACTTGCCAAGCTGGGAGAGCGTCTGCTGCATGTTCCGGTACTCGACGAGCCCGTCACGCATCGCCTTCTCCTTGGCGACATGCTCCTGTGCCAGCTTGAGGCCGTCGGTAGCGAAGTCCATCTGCTGCCTGATCCCGGCCTTGATGCGGGTGACTTTCAGTTCACCACTGGTGCTCATGTTACGAGTCCTTTCTCCAGTAGACCGCCTGCTTGTTGTAGGTGGTCCGCACGGAGGCCATGTTCGTGAAGGTGACGACGACGTCAACTCCTGTCGATGGCACGGTGTAGGGGATGTCGACCGGCGTGTCGTTGGTCGTTCGGGCGTAGGTCGCGGACTGATCGACCCCGTTGATGGCGACGTGAGTGACCCGGTTGCCGGGTGTCGGCCGGGCAGTGATGGTCAGGACGTCGCCCGTGTGGACCGTGGTCGGGATGCCCGAGATGGTTCCGGTCGTCGCCTGCCCTGTGGGCGGTGCGGTGACGGTCACGGCCGAGGCACCATTGCCCGCTGCGACCGTCGAAAAGGCGACCGTGTGGTCCGCATTCGAGACGATGTCGTAGTAGCCGTTGGTTCGGGCAGTGGTTACGGCCGAGTTGCCGATCGTGACGCCATCGAGCAGGATGTTGTCGAGTGAGTAGCCGTTGGCAACCGTCAGGGTGATCCGGAGGGTCGCACCGTCGTTCACCGTGTTCGCGCCAGTATGATCGGACGTGACGTGAGCATCGCTCATCGTTGCGGTGATCGTATGGGCAGCCGGCGCTACGTCGGCATAGGTGATCGCGACATAGACCGAGGTCCCGGCTGCGAGCGAGAGGTTGCAGGCGATCCAGAGAGCGTTGCCGGTGTTGCCGCTGCTCAGAGGTGTGCCGGAACAGACGATCGTGCGGGTGAAGGTCGTGAAGACGGCGTGCGTCGCACTGATCTCGTTCGCGGCGAGAGCAGCATTGCCGTGGTTCGGGCCTCCCCCGTCCGTCGTGCTGATCCACTCGTGCCCCGCCGAGTCGATCAGCGAACAGGCGAAATACGTGCCGTTGTTTGTGACGTCGACGTTGTCATTGAGGAGTGCAGCGATCTTGATAGTGACGATGTACGTGGCACCGGGCGTGATCGTCCCATCGAGGCCGAACTTGGTCGGGTTGCTACCGTTGCCACCGTTGACGTTGGCAGTGATGTAGGAGGTGATCCCGTCGTCCGACGCGAGTGCTGCCGCGTTCGTTCCGCCGATACCACTACCGCCAGTGCCGGTACGCGGTGGGTCCCACGCAGCGAGGATGTCGCTGTTGGTATGAAGCGCGGTCATTGGTTCACCTCTGGGTTACGCGCCGCGAACTTTCTTCAGCGCAGGGTTCTTCGCCTTCGCAGCCGGGGACGCCTTGCGTGCCGCAGCCGCGATCATCGCGCGTCCAGCCTCGATGGATTCGCCTTCGCCAGCCGCAGCCTTCTCCGCCGCAGCCTCGAAGCCGATGTGCTTCGTGGGGTTGCCTCGTTTGCTTGCCATGTTACTTCTCCCCCTTGAACGCCTTGTGCAGGCGCTTGATGTGGGTGCGGGCCTCCTCCATGCCGGGCTTCTCGGAGCGAAGGTGCTTCGGGAGCAACTTCTCGCCGCTGCCAGCGTGGGGCTTGCGGGCCTGATCTTGCAGAGCGTAGAGGGCCGAATGCATCTCGGACGCCATCTGCTCGTGCGGTTCCATTTCCATCCCGGGCCCGCACGCCATCGCGTCGGACACCGGGCTCTTGCGCTTCGCCATGGCCTAGTACTCCTTCAGCGGCGCAGCCTTGTTGGCCTTGCGCGCCTTCGACACGGCCATCTTCGCCGTATCCTTGTTCTTCGCCCCGGCGACGTATGCCGCCTCGGTGGCGTTCATGTCCGTGCCCTTGGGGCCGAACAGGGTCTGGTCGATCGCGGGATCGCCGGTCGACTCGACGGGAGCCGCATAGTTGCCCACGCGGGCGGTGTTCACGGTCGGGTCCTTACGGGCCATGCTAGCACCCCGGCTTGGCAGGCCACGGATTCTGACCGCCACGGTTGTCGGCGACGCGCTTGTCGACGCCGTCCGCGAAGGAGGGCATGGCGACGGTCTTCTGGTCGCCGTCGTTGGCAGTCATCGGAGCATCGATCATCATGTTGGCCTTTTCGAGGTTGTCCATGTTGACGCCGATCGGCTGCGGAAGATTGTCGATGCCATCGATGACGGGCGGCAGGTCCTTGTCGCTCGACGTGATGATGTACGGATTCTTTCTGCTACCCATTGTCACCTCAGACAAGAAAGGGGGCCGGGCCATCGACCCAGCCCCCATTTCAGGTTGCAGAGGCGTCAGCCTTAGCTGACGGCGCTCTTGTTGTTCACGCCGACGATTCGGCCGTTCGCCTTCTCGTTCAGCACCTCCAGCGTCACTTCCCCGACCACGAGGCCAGCGACGGAGTCACCGCGCTTGCCCACGAGTTCGTGCGACATCGGACGGAGCCACGCGAGACGGTTGATCGCCCGCGACAGGAAGAACATCTGGCCGCCCGTGTTCGTCGCCGAACCGGTCGCGGTCGTGGTGTTCGTCGACTCGGGCACCCACCGATCGAGAACGATCTGGATGAGGCCGAAGTCACTGTCGTAGAAGTCGATCGCACCGACCAGCTTCTTGTCCACGGCCGCGATGTTGCGCGCGTGGGGGGTACCCGCCGCCGCTCCCGGAACCGTGAACGCACTGATCTGACGCTTCACCTTCGGGCTGACGTACACCTGCTCGGGATTGCCACCCGCCGAGTAGATGCTGTTCAGCATCGAGTTGAAGTCGTACACGTCGACGATACCGTCGTGGGTCGCATCGGCGAGAGCACCGGACGTACCGGCCGCACCCGCGAACGCGGAGTTCGTGGCGATGAAGGCCTGAAGACCCTTCATGACACGGCCACCCGCGCTGGACGACGTACCCGTCGAGGTCGTCAACTGACCGAACACGACCTTCTCCAGCTTGATCGCCAACTCCTTCGTGGCCTTCTGGACCTCGTAGGCGTAGCCGTCGGCGAAGCCGGCCGTATCCACCGCGCGCTGGGACAGGGACATACCCACGTCCTTGCGGAGGATCATCGTGATGTTGAACTCACGGACCGGCGACACCTGCGTGTCGAGGGCCCAGTCAGCACCTTCCGCAGCGCCGGACAGGTCGGGCGTACCGAGCGTGTCCTTCAGCCACTGATGGTAGATGTGACGGCAACCAACCTTCGGAGCCTGCGACACGAACGGCGTGTCGAAGGGCGAGATGTTGGTGATCTGCTCCAGCAAGTCCTCACGCGCGACACCGGACTTGAGGTCCGAGCCGTCGTACAGGTACGCGCCGAAGTTACCGGGGACTGCACCAGCCATTGTTGTATCCCCGCCAGCCTTTCTGCTGGCAAGTTGTACTACGTTGAGTTACCCGGTGACGCTACTGGACGTAGAATCCCGGAGGGAGAGGGATGACCATCTTGCGGTACGCAGCACCCGAGGCAGAGCCGGGGCTGTCGCCCTCGATCGCCATTCGGTTGAGCAGGGCCTGCCTCTCTTCGAAGCTGCCTCGCTGCTGCCCGCCCTGATGGACACCTGTTCCACCAGCGGAACCGCGAACGACCCCGGCGTCTTTCAACGCCTCGGCCTTCAGTTCCTCACGGACCTCCTTGCGTGCGTCGAGTTCGATCTCGCGCTTGGTGTCGGCCTCAGTCTTGGCGGCACCGACCTGCGCTCCCGTGGCGGCCTTGTAGGACGTCCACGCGAGTTCGGTTGCGCCAACCTGATCGCCCGCCTTCTGGAGGGCGTCGATGGCCTTAGCAAGGGGGGTGTTGCTCCGAACGAACAGAGCAACCTCATCGGAGAACTGCTCGGAGCCGGGGTGCTTCTCGGTCATGTACCGAGTCACCTCGCCCCACTTCCTGTCTTCCGCTTCTTGCGCGGATTCACGGGACGCATCGTTCTCCTGCACGCGGTACGAAGCGATGGCGTCGGCCAGTTCACGGTTGGCCTTCGACAGCTTCTTGTTCGCCTCCGCGTCGAGAAGTCCACCTTCCTCGACGATCTCCGACAGCACCTTGTCGTAGTTGGCCTGCGCCTCGTCCACTTGGGTTCGTGACACCCTCGGGACAGGAGCGGCCTGCGGAGCGGCCTGCGGGGCCGGTGTCTGGCGAAGTCTCAGGTTCTCGGCTTCGATCGCAGCCAGCTTCGCAGCCAACTGGTCACGCTCGTCGAGAGCCTTGTTCGCCATCTGGGCGAGATTACTACCGCCCTTGATCGCCTCTTCCACCGTCAGGTACTTGCCGTTGTACTTCCCAGTCTTCGGGTCGAACGTGGCTTTCGCTGCGGCTTCGAGCGCCTCGGGGGTATCCGCCTTGACCGGAGCGTCACCGGCACTACCGGGCTTCACAGCGGGTTGGCCGCCTTCCACCGTCGTTGCCTGACCACCAGTCGTGGTGCTCCCTCCGGCACCGGGTTGTCCGGCGTCGGGGGTAGTTCCTGCGGGCGGCGGCGTACCGTGCTGCCACCCGATTGCATTCATGGGACCCATGACGTCGCGCTCGACCAGCGTCTTCGCGAGCAACGAGGTCATTTCCTGCTCTTCTTTCGATCTTCCGAGACTCATCCTTTCTCCTTGCCGGGTGGTCCGGCGCGGTGATGGTTCGCGCTACTTGCGCTTGCGTCGCGTACCCTGAAGAGGGTTGCGATGCTCAGGATAGACGCCACCGTTGGCGTCCTCCTTCTTCTTCTCGGACAGGAAGATGGCAACCTCTTGCTTCGGGTTGGTCACCACCGGACCGGCCGGGCCGCCGCTATGCAGCTTCCCGGACTTGAACTTCTTGTAGACTTCGCTCGAAGGCACGTCAGTAGTCCTCGGCAGGATCGTATGGAGCGGGGGTCGCGTCCTGATCCATGCCCACGATCGGCTTCACGCCTCCGTGCTGCTGGAGGTTCGTGTAGTGATCGTCGTTCGACATGTTCGCCATCGCCTTCATGGCCCGCTCGTGCATGGTCTCCTCGATGATCTTGTCGAAGAACTCGATGAGGCCTTCGCCGAAGACCGTGCCGCCAGCGAGGAACTCGTCGGGGTACTTGTCTTGGCGCTCGCGGCTCCGGTCCTTCCACATCTTCTGGAAGGAGCGAAGGATGCCGTTCATGTACGGCTTCCAAGTGTGCAGGTAGGCGGGCGAGTTGAGTATCCACTCCATCTCGCCCAACTTCTGCTCGTCGAAGGTTGCTAGGGAGAAGAACTCGGAGAAGTCTCCGCGCTCAGTCCCTTTCTGTTCTGACATCGGACACTTCCTTTCTGATGGTCGTCTTCAGCATCCGCCTCGCTGTGCGGTGCTGACGATGCTTGTCCAGCCGATGGGATCGGCACATCCGACACCAGCAAGCCTTCCAGCCGAGACGGGCCCGGATGGTGGCTAGGTGGAGGTCCTTCACCCGGCAACAGGCGCGAGGACGGAGCCGATGTCGACCGGCGCACGGAGCGACTGGGCCGAGCCCGGAGGGGCTGCGGCGTTGCCGCCCGGCATACCGGGGATGACAGACGGACCGCCGTTCGCGATCTGACCGGAGGTGGGGATGTTCGCAGCGCCGCCCGGCTGGGCCATCGCGCCTGCGAGAGCCGGGTTCGTGACCATGTTCTGGAGCGCGGGCTGCATGAACAGTTCGTTGATGTTCGGAACTTCGAAGACCCGGAACAGGTTCCGGAAGAAGTTGACCGAGTTGATCTGGCCCATCATCTGGGCACCGAGCGGGGAAGCGAGGGCCTGAAGTAGCTGGAGCAGGTTCTGCTGCTGCATCTGCTTCGAGAGGCCCATCGTTGCACCGAGGGCGCGGGCGACGTAGCTGGGGTGCAGATCGTATGCGGTCAGCGTCTCGCGGGAGGCCGGGATCGGCATGTTCGTGACCGGGTCGAGCATCGCGCCGTCACCGAGGATCATCACCTCGATGGGCGGAGCGAGGAACTGCTTCGACAGGGACGCGAAGAAGTTGGCCGTCGGCTCCAGCATGTTCTCTTCGTAGATGCGGGCCTCCAGCATGAGCCGGGTGCCCGCTGCCTCGCGCCTGCCGACGAACTCGCGTGCGGTCTGACGGCTGTCGCCGCCCATACCCTGCACTGCATCGTCGACAATGCCAGTACCCATCTGGAGGTACTCACGAATCTGACCGATCCGCGAGTCTGCGATGGAGAGGCCTTGGTTGTTGAACTGGAACGGCATGATGACCGAGGAGGGGTTGCCGTTGACACCGACGAAGCGACCCGGACGCGAGTAGAGGTTCCGGGTGTTGAGGCCGGAGGCTCGATCGAAGAACCACATCGGGTCGATCATCAGATCGGCCGCGTCGAGGCTCTGGTTCAGGTAGCGGTTGCCGGTGATCTGCAACTTCTCGACGATCTCGGCCTTGCCCGGGGCGAAGAAGTAGTGCGGGTCGGGCGTAGGCGAGTAGGCGACGAAGGGGATTTTCTTGTGGTTGTACGGGTTCGGCCGGTTACGCATCAGGTACTGCCGATTGGCGACAGTGATGACGCGATTGACCATGCCGTCGGTCGCGAACTCCGAGGGGACACGGCCCCAGAACTCCAGAATCTCGATCGGGCGCGAGTACTTGTCCATGAAGCGGGCAGTCTCGTCATCCATCGCGACGCGGGTCTGGAAGCGCCGCACTGCGGCGAGTGTCTCGGGTGATGCGGAACCGGAGCCGTCACGTTCGAGCCGGGCCAGTTCGGCCTTGTCGAAGGTGCCGATCGAGGCGAGGTAGCGGAGGTCGTCGAGGTCGAGGAAGTACCGACGGACGAACCACTTCATGTCGCGCAGGCGGCCTACCGTCGGCTGCGGGAAGCAGTCGAGGAGGTCGAGGTTGATCGTCTCGGGGCCGTCGAAGGTGACGACCTTGCCCTTGCGGATGTGCTGCACGACCTTGCCCGACAGCGGCATCTTGTCGATCTGCTCGATGACGGTGTCTTCCTCGTCGCGCCGCCAGCCGACCTGAGCCACGCCCACGCCGTAGAGCGAGGCAGCGAGGATGATGTCGACCTGCTTGAGGAAGCCATCGTCGTCCTTGAACTGGGCCGCGACGAGCGATTCCTGCTTGCGGGCGATCTTCGAGTCGTCGGGGCCGTATCCGAGGAAGGAGACGGGCGGGTACGAGGAGAGCGAAGAGGCCGCCATGCGGGAGGCGAAGGACCACAGGGCCGAGAAGATCAGCGGGATGTGGACGTTGTTCTTGTGGGGCGAGAAGCGGCCGTTCCACGTTCCGCGCCAGAGGTCATAGAGGCGGGGCAGCTTCTGCCGAATGCCCATGCTCTGTGACTCGGAGTACTGGACGCTGTCGACCACCATCTTGCAGAGTTGGCGGTTGAACAGGTAGCCAGCGGGCTCCTTCTCGATGGTCAGTGAGTTCAAGAGAAGACCTCCATCCCTCCTTTCAGACTGTCGGGGATGTGGAGTGAGGTGAAGCGCCCACCGAGGGTGATGAGGCCACCGTCACGGCAGATGCGGGCGAAGAGGTCGCGGGTGAGGTACACGTCGGAGGCACAGTAGTTGAAGATGCGGCCCCATTGGCCCTTCTTCATCAGGTCCTTGACGTTGCTGCCATGGTCGATCTTGCCCCGGCCGAGGTTCTGCTTGGCGATCCGGTCGAGCGTGAAATCGCCCTTCTGTCCGTGCTTGCCGATCTTCCGATTCGCGGCCGTCGCCATCTCGTAGATGTCGTAGTGGAGCGGAATGCGGAGCCGGCGGCCGACGAGCCCTTCGAGGCAGGGAACGTCGAACCGCTCGGAGCAGTAGCCGACCACGGCGTCGGCCTGTTCGAGATGTCTCGCGCAGGTCTCGGCAGTGTGGTCATCGTACATGTGAAGGGAGTAGTCGCGCGTGTCGTAGACGGCGATGGCGCAGGCACCGCCCTTGCCTCGGCGGAGTGCCTCCCATCCGGCTTCCTTGTCGGTGGGATTGAGGTCCTCGGCCCACTTCCGTGTCTCGACGTCGAAGATCATGATGCGGGAGCGCATCGGTGCCGCCTTTCTAGCCTACAGGCTCGTACGGGATGTAGTCGTCGCCCCAGTCGCCTCGGACGCCGTCGTCCATGAAGCCGTTCGCCCGTGCTTCGTCGCGATCGGCCAGCATCTGGAGGACTTCCTCGTTGGTGGGACGCCGTGCTATGGACTTGAGTTCCTGATCGCCCGGCGAGACGACGACAGCGCCCTCGTCCACCGCGTTGCCTCCTGAACCGAGGTTGGGCGGGAACCAGAGCTTCGAGATGAAGCCGTCGGCTTGAGCGTCAGCAAGGTCGTCGTGCGAGGCTGAATCAACCTTCAGAATCTGGTTGACCATCTTGTGGACGACCGGGTGAACGACGAAGTGGGGGCACTTGGTGGCCTCCATCGTCTTGGTAGCTGGGTTGTACTTGGGTGGAGGGCAGTCGCAGCGGGGACGGTCGAGCAGGATGCGGACATAGCCGGTGGCCCAGTGGCCGACGGCCGTACGGATGCGCGATCGCTTGTCCTTCTTGCGGTTCAACTGGATGAACCAGTCGTTGCCGAGTTGGTAGCCTGCGGAGCGCAGGAGACCGAGGACTCGGTTCTTGTAGGTGCCTTCCTTGCCGCCCGGCTCGACCTCGTCGGTGACGGCTTGGACCATGATGCCCCGGCGGCGCAGGTTACCGAAGACCTTGATGAGTTCGACGTTGAAGTCTTCCTCACGCCACTCGTTCGAGGCTTTCAGGTTCTGCGTGTCGAGGTAGAGGAGGCCGTTGTCCCGCTCGTCTGCGAGCCAGACCACGATGGCAGAGTCGTCGCCCTTGCCCATGTTGTCCTTGTTCTTGAAGGCCGTGTCGATGTGGATGGTGGCCCACTTCGGACGGACGTTCCAAGTGAAGTCGTCGTAGGACATGTACAGGTAGGGAATCTGCGACTCGACGAGCGGCGCGTGTTCCGATGCGCCCGGGTCGTTCTGCTGCTGGCAGGCGAAGTCTTCGGCGTCGATGCGCTTGGCATCGGCGATCGTCCGCTTCGTCCACAGCTTCGGGTGCGTGGGCTCGCCAGTGACGGGGTCTTCGGTCTGGTAGAAATAGACGTGCCAGACGCCCGCGCCCCATGCGACCTTCTCGGTCACGGAGGAGTAGTGCGGGCAGGGCATCCCATTCCACGAGGCGATTCCCTCTTCCTTGAAATGGCGGCCGGCGATGTCGTCTTCGAGGTAGCGGGTGAGCGTGAAGACGAGAAGGCCGTTTCGGTGGAGCGAGTTCTTCGAGGCCTTGACGCCGGCATGTGCAGCCCGAAGGTACGCCTCGCGTTCGTCGCGAATCTTGTTCGCTTCGAGCGGGTCGTCCCAGAAGACCGATCGCGGGTGATAGCCCGTTGAGCCGATGTTCGAGGTCGAGGTGTCGATCGAGGGCTCGCCGATGTTCTTGGCCGTCTTGCAGGCGTGGTTGATCGCTTCCTTCGTCTTGTCGGTCGCGCCTGCGACCCAGTCGCCATAGAGCCACGCGAACTGCGAGTCCTCGTCGGTCCCGGCCATCACGGAGATGAGGGACTTGAGGATGTCGCCGGACAGCTTGGAGGAGGCTGACTGGAGCAGGGTCGTCATGTTCCTGTCGAGGAGGTGCAGCCAGAGGATGGCCGACTTCTCGATCACGGTCTTGCCGTATCCTCGGGGGAGGACGGAAGCGATCTTGTACTGCTCGGGGACTCCGGCGATGGCCCGCTCTCGCCACGAGAGGAGGTGGCCTTGGTACCAGCGAGCATACGGGTGATGGATGGGGTCGTAGAGCCACAGTGGCTCGGAGGGGTTGGACCGGAGGAAGGACTCGGCTCCCCAACCGCGCTTGATGAAGTACCAGAGGCTGTCAGGGTGCGTTCCCACATTTCCCGCACCGTCGTGCCACGCTTCCGGCGCACAGATCGCACGCCAGAGATCACGCTCCGCTTCCAACGCCCAACCTGTCTCAGCAGTCTGCGCCATTGGAACTCCCAGAAGCCGATGTAGCCTCGTGCGTAGAGGCGTTCGAGCGTCGTGTAGACGGTGTCAGGGGAACCGCCTCGCTGGTAGATGTCGGCGAGTAGGTCGAGGAAGGTCTTCTCATTGAAGGCAGATGCATCATCGACGATGGCCTGCGCGGCGGCCGACAGGGCAGTCTTGGGTGGATCGATGCCGATGCGGCGAAGTTCGTCGTCGTATTTCTTGGTGCTGTCCAACCTCTCGGCCAGTTCGACCTTACCGGTGCCGCACCACGGATGGGGGCAGGGAGGTAGGATGTCGGGGATGTAGTAGCCTTCGGACCGGAAGACCTCGACCGGGTTGCCGTTGACCGGGATGAAGCGGCCGGGCCGCTTGTAGAGGCAGTCCTTGCAGGCCATGATCCGGGTCTCGCCCGGAAGGGCCTTGCCACAGACAACGCAGTGGTTCTCGATCACTGGGGCCGCCTTTCGATCATGCCGGCGCGGATGAGGCGGGGCTTGGTCATGGAAGACTTGTTCGCGTGGTCGAAGTAGTACTTGATCTCGGGGCTCATCTCGATCTCGAAGTAGCGCGGGTCGCCCGAGAGTTTCGGGACGATGTGCCACGGGAGGTGCTTCGCCATGTAGGGCGCGCCGATCCGGACGCCGTTGATCGCGTACTCATGCTTCGAGCAGAGGGCGAAGGTCGTGTCGGTGGGGCGATTGTGGATGGCGATCGAGTCGAGCCACTTGATGATCGGGCCGCGAGACTCCGGGTGATAGCCGTCGGGGTAGTCGCAGAAGCGGTCATCGGTCCACGCCGGATTCGTTGGCGGGATGCGGTAGTCCGAGAGGGTGAGTCCGACCTTCGGGTAGCCGAGCCGGAGGACCTCGGTCATTCGGTCGGCCCAGTCGTTCGGGAGGTCCGAGAGGTCGAGGTCAGGGTCGCTGACGACGTACTTGGTCCCGATGAGGGAGCGGCCGAAGATGTCCCACGGTGCCGTGTGGCCGAGGTTCGAGTCGAGCGAGACGACTTCGCAGGGGTTCGTCGCGTACCAGTCGAGGAGGGGCTGGTAGGTCGAGGCATTGTCGATGATGATGACTTCGTGCCCCTGACGCTTCAGTACCCCCACCATCTCGCGGGGCCACGTCAAGTAGTTGCGGTTGTTGATGAAGCAGAGCATTACCTGCTCCTTTCGTGGCTGAAGAACGACTACTTTTTTCGGCTAGCGGCCGGCGATGAACTTCTGGCCGCCGTTGAAGCGCGAGTGGAGTCGGGGATCGACGAGGTTCTTGGCGCGGGACATCGCGCGCTCGTGTAGCGCCTCGCGTGCGGCGTAGAGCGCGTCGGACTCGGGAGCCTCGGGATTGGCCTTCCGGTGCTCGTCGTAGCGGGCATCGTGGGCAGTCTGGCACTCGGCGCAGCGGACGGCGACATAGTCGGACTTGGCGTTGCCGCAGTTCTGGCAGTGGGACGTCAGCATCTCAGTTCTCCTTGGGAGGGGGCGGGGGCAGTAGCCTCGGTGGGTGGTCCAGCGAGTTCAGCACCCTTGTGATCCAGCCCGCGTCTGGCTCGTTGGCGTACTCCTCGTTGAGGAGGTGCTCGCGCATCGAGAGTTGCTCGCGGTGATGCCTGTTCGTGGCGTCCTCGTGGGTGACGACCCGGACGAGGATTCCATGTTCGTTGCGAATCCACATGAAGTCGGAGGGCTCGCACCAGCAGTCGGCAGAGGACTCGTGGCCGACCGGGCCGATGGAGAGGTGGATGGTAGGCCGGTACTCTTCCATGTTCACTCGACGCCGTCCTTTCTGTCGGACTCCCGCAGCTTCCGGTCGATGATCTCGGTCCAGAGATGCAGGCGCTTGGGTGACTTGCGGACGTAGGCCGTGACGACCTTGTCCATGGCGAGGATCACGTACTCTTCCATCTCGTCGGTCAGCCAGCCGAGGCACATCGGCATCAGGATGACGTGGAGCAGTTCGTGGACGACGGTCCCGATGTGATCGATGCCGTCGGCGGTCTGCTGGTTGGCGTCGACCTTGATCTGGATGTTGGTCGGCGGGAAGAGGTCGTCCCAGACGCACAGGCCCTGCTGGGCCTTCATCGGGGTGTAGCGGAGGGTGACTTCAGGGTGCTGGAGTAGCTCCAGACACGTCCGGTGCAGCTTCGGGAGGTTGAGGGGGTACTTGCCGCCCTTCATCGGATACCTCGAAAGCAAGATGGAGAGCCGCTGTGGTCACCTTGGCCCCAGCAGCGATCATGAGGTCGGCCATCCTGCGGGAGGCCGCCTCGAAGGTCATGGGGGCACGAGGGCCCAGTTGCTTCTCCCGCTGCCTCTCCTTCAGCTTCGCCCACATCTGCGAGGCAGACATGCGGGTGTCGGGATGGAGGTTCGGGTCGAAGGCGAAGCGGATGCACTGCTTCAGCATCGCGGACGAGACCTGCTCGTCGGTCGCCTTGTCGTCTGTCAGGGCTGCCATGTCGGCGATCGCCTGCATGGCCGTGTGGTCCAGCATCTGGGCCGGCGGGGTCGGAGATTCGACCAGCGGGGCCGTCGGCTTGGGGGCGGGGGCGGTCTTCCGGGTGGAGCGGCCGACAGTGAGGAGCCCTTCGGCGACCAGTTCCCGGCGCACGAGGGAGATCAGGGGCTCGGAGCAGTCGGCTCCCATGGCCTGTTCCTTGATCGACTCGTCCTTGTGGGCGAGGATGTACTCCCGGGCCCGTTCCTTTCGTGTCTGAGGAGCCATAAGTTCTGGTAGGCCCTCCTTTCATCCGGTAAGTGTGGGCCCAGCACAGGGCAACGGCGGAACGCACACGCGCGTTTACGGTGGCTGCCTCGCTGGTTCCGGACCCCTGTTATAGAGGTCCACGTTTTTCTGCGATCCGGGTGCTGCGTACAACTTCCTGACAACTTTTGGGGTCTGTCCGGGGCCCCACTTGGCACGAACCTTGCTAGCGCCCGTTGGCACGCTCCTTGCGATAGCATGAACCATGCCAACACGTTAGCCCCACGCGCCTATGCAAGCGCCATGCCAGCCCGAGGCGATGTTCCACTCTGCAACAGCACGGGGTACGTACATAGCATGGCACACTTCTTGCTCCAAGTGTGACGCCGGACGCAACTTTCGGACCAACGCGGCATCGGAGCGTGTCAAGAATGCAAGCGACAGGTTGGCACATTCCTTGCATGGCCCCCGTTGCGTGCGTTCCATTCTGAAACACCACCAGAGTAAGCCCTTGCGCCTCAGTGAGTTACGCCGGAACGCTCCCACGCTTCCAAGGATGCCCTACAATCGCGTCGACCCCCCTCCGAGGGTGTCCGTACTACCCCCTGTGTCAAGCCCTTGTCCCCCAACGACTTGACATTTAGATTGGCGCAGGCTGGCGGGCCATCTTCCTGTCCAGCCTTCGTCAGGCCGTTGTCACGGCACGGCTCTTGCTCCCCAGCATGTTCCATGCCACCGACACT